CTTTCTTTGATTTTGAGATTCTTGAGTGAATCCCCATACCTACTTTATCCGCCAATACTTTAGCATTGTGCATACCTCCACCCTTTCCTTCAAAAGTCATTTGACAAGGTAATGAACCAATACTATCGAATAGGAATAAAATACTATAAGGTATGTCACCTTTTTCTTGAGCGTCTAACACTTGATTAATAAAATCAGTTGATTGTTCAATAGTGTCAAAAGAGTCGTTAAATATTAAATTTCCATCCCATTCCCCGTTTGAGTTTTGTTCCGCTTGTAATCCCAATTCGACCGCATGATCCCAAGACCATTTCTTTTCGGTTATAATGAATACAGGTAAATGACCTTTTTTCTGAGCATCCGCCGCCGCCAAAATCATTGCGGTGGTTTTTGACGTATTACTATGCCCTAAGAACATATTAATACCTCCCATAACAGGTCCTGGTAATCCACAAGCCTCCATAAAAGCGTCACCACAATTATAAAATTGTTCGGGTTTATATTTTGTTTTAGTGGAAAATTTTTCCTTTATTGATTTAAAATCAGTTTTTTTTATTGCCATAATTATAATGTTTCGTATTTCATAAAAGATTCCAAGGTTTTTAACTTGTCATCAGCGTTTGAGATTTTTTCAATTAATTTATCCATTTCTTCAACGTGTTGGGGATGTTCTCCGATACCTACCGGTGATGTAAAATAAATTAAAAGTGATGCTTCTGCCTCGGCCATTTGTGATTTGTATTTGTGTTGCAATGATTCATACATTGCCATTCTGATTCTAGCGTCTTTGTTCATAAGATTAACTTTAATTAAATAAATAATAAGAAAAAATGGGTATAATATCAACTATTACACCCATTTAGATTTTTAGAAAGGCATATCTTCGTCAGGTTCTTGATTTTCTTGTGGGTCGGAATATTTGTTAGATTTTTTACCTCCCATATCAATAGTCTCTGATGTTGATGACCCATATACATATTTCCCTGAATCCGAATCCCAACGTGGAGTTTCTCCTCTTGCAATTGCCTCAAGATATTCTTCAGGTTTTTTAGAGTAAACATCTTCCCAAGTTAACTCATCGTTAATCCAAGAGTTTGCAGTTTCTTTATCTGTGTGAACAGGTGCGGAATCATCATACATAATTGTTTGAATAACCGTATAAGTCGCACCTTTTGGTGTTTTAGCTTTAGTAAGTTCAAGGATTAAGTCTCTTCCTTTTTCAGGGTCAGTAATATCTCCTTTGTTTCTCCAAATCGGAATAATCTTATCTAATATTCCTTCATTTTTGTAGTTATGTTTAAATCTCCAAAACTTAACTCCATCTGATTCGTTATCTCTATCAACAACTTTTACAATATAAAACTTACGAGGTTTATATGTTGACGCTAACTTTTTATCGTTCTCTTTACCTGTTGCCATTAATTCTTCATAAACTTCAGTTAATGGTGAACGTTCGTTGTCGTTTTTACCTGGGTCATATAATTTAACCCATTTTCCATCCACTTGAACTTCGTGAAACCACACCTCTTTAAATGGAGATGATCCGTCTTTTGTTGGTAAAATTCTTAATCTTTTTTGTCCTTGTTTTTCGTTATCTTTAAGGATTGCTGCGAAGTATTTTTTCATCCTTTCGTCTTGTGACATTTTTGAGGTGGATGATGAACCTTGTTTTGATTGTTCGTACTGAGCCAGTACAGCGTCTAATGAATTGTTTGTCGCCATTTGTTATATAATTTAATTGTTTATACGAAAATATAAGTGTCAGCCTTTAAAAAGTCAAATTGAGGTCACATTACGTGACCCCAAAATTATCTAATTTTTTGAAAATTGTCTTCAATATCGTCTCTACCCTGTTCAAAATCTCTAAAACTTTTTTTAATTTCAGATGGTGAATAATCTTCGACATCATCTTTAGTTAAAATATACTCTTCTTTTCCTGTTTTTTCAAAATCTTCTCTTTTATCTTCAAAAAAATCTGAAAGTTTTTGATTAAAAGGTCCCGAATCTAAAGAACGTAATTCTAATTTTTCTTGAGATGATTTAGGTCTATATTTTTCAACTTTAGCCTCTAAATCATTTAATTTGTTAACAATCATATCCATATCAGATAATTTACCTTCTAAATCATTTAAATGTTTAAATAAAGTATCAAAATATTCTTCTTGTTTTGTTTCAACATTTTTTTGAGATTTAACTAAATCAGTAATTTCTAATTCTTCTTTATCCTCTTTTTCATCTCCAATTTTTTCAACATCAGGATCGGTTGCGGGATCTACGGGTTGAGCAGGTGGTGGAGGTGGTGCTCCCGCCGCCGCATCAGTTGGTGGTGGGGGCATTGCTCCTTCAGCTGGCGGCATAGCTCCAGCGTCTGGTGGAGGAGGTAACGCAGGTTGTTCTGCGGGAGGAACATCTTGTTCAGTTAAATAGACATTTATTTGTCGATATCTACTAATTTCCTCTAATATTTTATTATCAATTCCCATAATATTAACCGTTTAATAATTGTTTAATACCAGTCTTTGTTTCAACTTGTATTCTTTTATTTGTGTTTAATGTATTATCAACTCTCTCAATAAGACCGTCTTTCATTCTTAAAGTGTAACACTCTCCTGTGTCTAAATCACATACTTGTTTAGACCCGTTACCTAAGTCTTTTTCTGACATTCTTGTGTTTTTACCTAAGTAATTATCTAATATTAATTTTGTATTCATAATAGTTATTTATTATATAAATATATTTTTATTTGAAAAAATATTTTTTTTATTAAAAATTAATACTTTCTAAAATATCAATTCCTTTTTTAACTTGTTCTTCTAACTTAGAAAGTTCGGATTTATCAAATTGTGTATAAACATTTTCATTTTCTTTAGTGTAACCGCTATTTAGTATTAAAAATTTTGTAACCGTTTTTACTAAATCGTTTATATTAATATCAATAGAAACTAAAAATTTCCATTTTGAAACTAAAAAACTTACAAATTTATCAGGTGTTGAGAATGATGCGTAGGGATTGCCGTTTTTATCGCAAAAATATCTTTTATCAAAATAAGTGTCTAAAGATTTCCAATCTTCAGTCAATTTAATGTTTGAAAAATTATTTTCATAAGTTGTGAACTTATTACTATTTTGAGAGGATACGTACATCGAACAGAATATTACGTATACCAATTTTAATTGTACGTTAACGTCCACACTAGTAAAATCTCCATTTGTTAAAATTGATGATTTACCTTCTTTCAATGTTAAAGAAGTTAATTTTGCTCCGTCAATGTAAGAATATGTTAAATATCTATCATTTGGTTTACAATTATTAATATTACTATAATCTTTAGCGATTTTTTTAGTTAAATTATTTTTAACATCATTCTGTTGTGATATTATATCTGTTTTTTCTTTTATTGTTTTTTCACTTAGTTTTTTATCACTCTCAGTTTTTTCAACCAAAGATTTAATCAAATTAGTTTTTAATGTTTGAATATAATCCTCAACCTTTGGTAATGATGCCATAGATTGTCTAACTCCCGTAAAGCTTGTTGTAAATGAACCTGGACTAATTCTATGATTTACTTCAAGTATCATATATGGTCCACTAAACATTGGTACATATCTTAAATTAAAATACATTGTTGGTTGTATTAAAGCGTTACCCATCATACTAACATTACAAGTATAATTTCTAGTTTTATATAAATTATATAAAGAAAAATTTTGAGTAGACGCGTTAACATTACCGGCAATATTACCTAAATCTATAATTGATTTAATAGTTTCTGAAGTGGCTTTTCCGGCGTTTTGTCTAACATCAAAATTTGTAAAAATTTGTTGATTTTGAGGTCCAATATCAACATTAAATCCGACCAATTTATTTGATAATCCCCAATCTTTCTTATCTGTTTGGTCTTCCACTAAAGGATTATTATTTTTTCTTAAATCAAAACTATCGTCTCCATATAAAAAATTAAATCCGTTTTGTGGTTTTGGATGTGCGCTTGGTTTTCCACCATAAAAACAAACCATCTTAGTTGTAGATTCTCTATAATCAACGTTTAAAAATGTTCCAAACAAAGTATTGGCAAATTCTGTAGTTCCCTCAGATTTTGGTACTGCGTCCTTAACAACATCTTGAACATTATAGAAATTAACATATGATGGAATGTTCATAACTAAGAAATTATTATCTCTGATATACGAACTGACAAATGTTAATACTGACATTGTTGGATTTATGGATTCTAAAGATATTCTATTTTTTAAATCAAAAATATCTACTAAAACTTTATCTCCAATATTTCTAGAACCTCTATCTAATAGTAAAACGTCTTCAAATAATGTTCTATTTTTAAAATCATTACCGGCTATCCATTTATCGTTTAAAGCTTTTAACGTATCATAAATTTCTAATTTACCTTGAGCACCCTCATATTCTGAAAATTTTTCTTTTTCTTTATCTTCCTTAACCGTTGGTAAATTTCTTAACTCAATAAAAACATCGTCTAATATAAGATTTGTTAGTCTAGTTTGTTTGGATATAAACTGAGACATCAAATTTTTAAATTTAGAATTGTTTATTTGAGGGTCTTTTAATTTTTGAGTTGCGTAAATTTTAATAACGGGTGCAAAATTCTTAATGTTAGATACTGAAAATGAAACATCATTATCTATAAAAAAGTCTGTAATATATGAACCACTATTTTTATATTTTAATTCTTCTATCTCGCTAAAACCAACATTTAAGAATAATTCTTTCCATTCATTAGGATATGTCGCAAAAGATTGTGCGAATGTTATACCTCCACTTGATGTAGGTAATGAGTTTGGAGTATCTCCAAAATAACTACCAGTATCATATGGGTCATCGATAAAATCATTGGAAAATGTGTAAAATAATCTTTTTTCATACGATGAGGGGTTTCCGTATTTAAATGTGATATCGTATTCTAAAAATTTTTGTATTTGTTCTGAAATTTTTTTGTATTGTTTTTTTTGAATTTCTTCAACAACAATAGTACCTGTTTCTCCTGTAACTTTTTCTATTTTCATCATTTCCCTCATAAATGATTGAAAATTAAGTAAGGTTGTATTTGTGGTATTAATTATTGTTGAGATTTCGCTGGCCTTTTTAACATCATCATTAACATTTTTGTTAATATCTGTATTAACATCGTAAACCGTTTTTGAGAAATTTAAAAATTGCTCTTCAAATGAATCCAAAACATCTTTTTCAAATACAGAAAATATTTCACTTATTGAATTATATTCCCCGTATTGGTCTCCTCTAATAACAAAATTTCTTTGTACATCAACATCAGATAAAATAAATTTCAAATATTCTGTAGGTTCCGGTTTGGTAACTTTAGTATTGTCAAAATAACCATATTGCGGTGCCCCCCAAAAATTTCTAACTGAACCATCAAAAACGGCTTGATTATTTAAAACTTCTTTTGTTAATTCTATTGGTATTTTATTAATGTTAAAACATTCATTTTTAGTTTGATTGATTAAAGACCCTGAAGAAGGTAGAGGAAATGAATACGCTTTATCAAAAGTGTCTATTGTTACTGACCAAGGTATGACCCTAATACTTCTTGGTGGTATATTTGGCGGTATTATTAAATCTTCTTCGGGTATAACTACATCAATAATGGCATTATCAACATAATTTAATGTAACACCAGAATTTATTCCGTCTTGTATGTCAGAATTTGTGTAACCCGTAAAAATATTAAACCCTTGATAAAAAACATTAAAATCATTAATTAATTTGGGATAAAATCCTACATTAATTATTGAATATCTATCATTACCTAATGTTGTGTCGTCTTGTAAAACAATATCCGTTTGTCCGTTGGTAATATTTAAAGTGTATATTTTTTCAGGATTATTTGTCTCAGGGTCATAGTTATTCACATAACTAAACCCAGACCAAGAGTTTGTTAATATATCTACCCCTGTCTCTTGATATACTTTATATCTATGCCATACAGAGCCTATTTTAAGAACCCAAGCGTATGGTACTTTATGTATCGCGCCAAATTTTTTTAACGATGAAAATATATAACCTAAATTATCAATAGATGGATTAACACCATCTCCGTTTGATGTATATGATTTAAATTTTTCTCTTAGTGTTGCGATAGGTAAACTATTAATAAAATAATAAGCCGATGAAACAAAAGGATATGTCGAATTATCTCTAAACTTAGAAATTCCTTCTTGTATAGAATTAACAAAATATGGAGTGTTTAACATAGAGGTTGTCTGGTAAAAATAAAAACTGGCTGGATCGGCTTGTTGTCTTCTACCTATACTATTAATTAAATCTCTAAAAGATTTAATATTATCATTAACACTATTGTTTGGATTAAAAAATGGAATATTTGGTGGGTCTTCTTTATATATTAAATCACCTTCAGTTGGTAGTTGTTCTTCAGTTTTTCTATTAATGTAGAATAATTTAAGATTTTGATATGTTACTTGTGGGATACTATTGTTAATCCAATTAAAATTAGTTATTGGTCTATTTTTAGTCGTGTCCCCAATACTTTTATAATTAGTTATTTGTTTTATATCATTATTAAAACTTAAAACTTTTCTAGTGTCAAAAATATCCTTAATAATATTAATATTAATAGCCTTTGACATATTGTTTCTAACCCATTTTAAATTTGTGAATGGGTATAAATCTGTAAAATCAATTTCATTTGAACTCACAGAATTTGTGATATAATCATTAAGTTTTGTACTATCAACATTAATGTTTGGTTTAGATAAAGTATTAGACAATATTGACGAATCAATAAAACTAAATTGGGAATTATTAGTTAGGTTTTTAATGTATGATGTATTAAAAATACCTCTAATAAAATTTTGCCAGCTAAGTCCGACACCTCCGTTTGAGAAGTGTTGTAATACGGTTAAATAATTACCAGAATTAAAACCATATTCTTTTAATTTTTTAATTAAAAATGGATTATCGTTAGACAAACTTAACTTTATGTTTTCGGATTCTGCCTTTGAAAAAATTTTGGTTATTTCATCTGTTTCTGAACTTTTTTCTAAAATCCTATAAAAATTTGAATAAGTTGAATACATACTAATTCTTTCATAGATTTCAAAAAAATATTTAATTTCTTCTTTATTGGAATAAACTTGATTTGTAATTGGATATTCAATAGCATTAAAAGTTATTCTGTTAATATCTAATTTCTCATTTTTTACTATTTTTGGTTTTGATTGTGGGGTTCTTTTACTTAACCCTTTAATAAATTCTTCCACAAATTCTACTTC